TTTATGATACCCATCTTTATAATAAATACGTGCCATTTTTCCTATGTACATCTCGTTATTTGTATGTTTGGGTAGCCACATTTTATATTGTATAGTTGTTTTATACAATATAAATCACATTAAATATCAATTTTTAATGGGAATGACTAGTAGTTTTTCTTCGTGTTCTTCTTGTTTTTTTTCTTCGGGTGCGTCTTGTCTTTTTCGACTTTTCTGGATTTTTTCATTTTACGCGATTTTCTAGTTTTGTTTGATTTGCGCGATTTACGACGATTTTTTGATTTTTTGTTTCTGCGTGTGCGACGTCTGCGTCCACCAACCAATTTATCCATACTTGCGTTTTCATTACCTTGTGTCAAACTAACTGCTAAACCTGTGGTAGTATTATTAGCACCTTGACTACCGGATTGACTTTGTGTAACATTTGTTGGCTGTGCCACAACAATGCGTCCACCAGAACCACCTTTGAATGCTTTCGACATTTCCATTTGATTATTAGTATTTGCGTTTCCATTCATTGTAGCTGCTTCACTAGCACTACCCGCTCCTTCGGGGTAAGGAGTGTTTTCTGCGGCTGGTAACACTCGTGCTTGATTTCCTCCATTTCCGCCAACAAACATATTGCATCGATTGGTGCTACAACTCATATATATTTTATAATTATATTTTATTTTTCCCAAATATTTTGGCTTAAATACATAATATTGGTAAATAGTATATGGATAATAATCAAAAGCGTGAATTGGAGCGTTTAATTCAGGAAAACGACACAAAAGATCAAACACAATCAATAAAAGAACGCAACCATAGTTATAAATTGCGCGAACAGGTATTATCACTATATGCGCTAAAATACAAACAACAGCATAAATCGATGGAAGCCATGCAAGAAACGATAAAAAAAGAATGTGGTTTTCTCTATACTGAATATCGCGAATTATATGAAATATTAACAACAAAGGATATGGATTTGGGAATGATGTTAAAAATGTTGGAACTGCTAGGAAATATTGAAAATAGTAAAATGACACAGCATGAAAGTTCATTTGCTTTAGGTCAAATGTTAAAAGAAATGTATATCGATCCCAAGATTAATCAACGTGTAGAAGAATTAGATGATAATAATGAAGTTATCAATGTTGAGCCAATGGAATTGAGTTGGAAAAATTATAAAATAATGAACATGAAGTAAATCAAATTAAACGTAAAATATCAATTCTACTATGACCATTTTGATTATAGTAGAATCGCCTTCTAAATGCAAGAAAATAGAATCATTTTTGGGAGCCAATTATAAATGTATTTCAAGTTATGGACACTTTCGCAATTTAACTGGATTAAAAGATATAACGATTTCCAATGATAAATTTCATATAGATTATGAATTGGATAATGCAAAATTAAAAAACATCAAATTGATGGAAAAGGAAATCAAAAAAGCAGCAACAATATTATTGGCAACGGATGATGATCGTGAAGGGGAAGCCATTGCGTGGCATATTTGTGACCAATTCAAATTACCATTGACAACACCTCGTATTATTTTTCACGAAATCACAAAAAATGCAATCATTAAAGCTGTTGAAAATCCTGGAACTATGAATATGGATATGGTGTATGCTCAGCAAACACGCCAAGTATTAGATTTACTGGTTGGTTATAAAATATCACCATGTTTGTGGACACATATATCACGAAATCAGGGTTTAAGTGCTGGTAGATGTCAAACGCCGGCATTGCATTTAATTTACGAAAACCAGAAAAAAATAGAAGACCAAGAGCCCGAAAAGGTATTTTTACTTCATGGTCTGTTTACGTCTAAGAATATATTATTTCAATGTAATCATTCCATGACAACAAAAGAAGAAATACTGGGTTTTATGATTAAATCACAAACGCATAAGTATACTATTAAATGTGGTACAACCAAGCAAGTGAAAAAGGTTCCACCCAATCCATTTATTACATCATCATTGCAACAATATGCAAGTAGTTATGCACATTATTCACCTAAAGAAACCATGAGTTTATGCCAAAAATTATACGAATCGGGTTATATTACCTATATGCGTACGGATTGTGCAAAATATAGTAAAGAATTTATAGATGATGGTTTGGATTACATCGATAAAACATATGGTGCAGATTATAAACGAACATTGTTAAATACAATTAGTTTGCAAGAAAATAAAACAAATGACAACACGTTAGCACAAGAGGCACATGAAGCAATACGTCCTACAAATATTAGTTGTGAAAAGTTGGATGAAAAATTTTCATCAAAGGAACAAAAAATGTATCAAATAATTCGAAATCGTTCTTTGATGACACTCATGGCGAATGCCCATTACGAAAGCTATGTTGCGAAAATAGATGCTCCTGATAAAGCATATTATAGTCAATCATTTCAGCATTTGGTATTTGATGGATGGCAAAAAATAGAAACAAGTGAAACAAACCCGTATTTTCATTATGTACAAACATTGGTCTCGAATATTACAAATAATAAAATAATGGCTAAAGAGACCATTCACAATATAGTATCTCATATAAATGAAGCACAAATGGTACAATTATTAGAGAAAAAGGGTATTGGGCGTCCTTCGACATTTTCTTCAATCATTGATAAAATACAAACGCGAAATTATGTAAAAAAGCAAAATGTTGTTGGAAAAAAATACGAAATCAATGAAATCATCATGGAAAAAAATAAAATAAAGGAAAAAATGAGCGAAACTGAATTTGGTAATGAAAAAAATAAATTATTATTAACACCGCTAGGCAAAAGTGTCATTGAATTTTTATATACATATTTTGACGAAATATTCAATGAACAATTTACGTATGAGATGGAATCTAATTTAGATAAAATTAAAAATGGCAAATCAAGTCATATAATATGTAGTAACGATTATGATGTTTTAATTAAAAATATGCTGCAAACACAGAATGAAAAATTGCCAAAAAAGGAATCGCATAGTGTAAATGAAAAATACGATTATGTTTTAACGAAGTATGGCCCGTGTTTAACTTATAAAGAAAATGATAAGACGCATTTCATTAATTTAAAACCTCAAACGGATTACGAAATTTGTCTGCGAAATATAGACAATTTGGAGTCATTATTTGGTGAAAAACATAAATCGCGAAATTTAGGTAATTATTTAGAATTACCAGTTGAATTGAAAAATGGTAAATTTGGTGCATATGTTAGTTATAACAATGCAAAGATAGGTTTAAAGCATCTTGATAAAACTTACGATGAAATCCACATGGGAGACATAATTGATTTATTAGATAGTAATGAAACTGGTGACAAACCTAGTAATCCGAATATTGTTCGAATAATAAATGATGAAATAAGTATACGCAAATCGAAATTCGGAAATTATATATTTTACCAAAGTGAAAATATGAAAAAACCGAAGTTTATAAAATTAAAAGGTTTTCGTGAAAATATATCTACATGTTCTGATAATGCGATTAAAAAATTTGCAGAAAATAGTTTGTAATGTATGTGTATATGAAACACAAATATTACAAGAATGTGAATAAATTAGATTATAAATTATATGGAACATGGCTAATCTTGATAGGCGTTGCTTTATTTCTAATTATTTTGTTATAGAAAAAAATAAACACAACAATATATATGAAAGATAAATTTGATATGACTATATTTTACTTTTTGGGGTGTGTAATTATTTCCTCAGCTATTGTTATATTTTTTTCTAGAAAAGCATCGTTATATAGTTATGGGACAATGAGTTTTACTTTATTTAGTTTATTTTTTTTGGTCTATAGTTTTATTCGAAATAAGCCAATTCCCAACGTAGGTTTTCGTGAAATATTAGGGATAATGGAACATGGATTTCCTATTTTTCTGCTTTTTTTAATAACCAGTTGGTTATTTTTTATAAATATAAAGTTTTATGATCGAATTCAAAGTGGTAATCTAAGTCCTGATTATACAAAATACGAATATTTTTCTCTAGGTTTTTTAATTACCGAGATAATTGTATTGCTACAACTTATTAAATATATGTCTGTGATTGCTAGTAAAGAATTAACGAAAGACGCTTCTGTAACGGAAGATAAAGTAGGAGCGACTAAAATGAGAGCAGGTTTATATGTTTTAACATTATTTAATGGTATATTTGTAGGTATTTTACACACCATTATTGCTTATTTTACAACTGATGGTTAAAAATCACAACATTTATAGGTAATTCCATAATAATCAGCATCTTCCCAAATACCGGAAATTTTGAACAAAATATTAAATTTGGATGGTTTTTCGGGGTAATCTTTGGAAGAAAAGAATTTTATACAATTGTTTTTTATTTGATCATATAGATTATGTTTTGGTTTTTTGGTTGTATTAATTTTGGACAATATTTTAATTTCCAAATCTTGGAGTTTTCTAACTATATCATCATTGTTATCGACAAAAATACATTTGTATTTGTTAAAATATTTAATGAGTGAAATATTTAGCATTGGTAGAATAAATTGCAAACAATTGATTGTAATAATATCATTTGAATATTGCAAACGATAAAAATAACCTTGTTCTATAATGTTATTTTTTACAGGTTGACTGAAATATAAATTATCGATATTAAATTGATCTATATACATAGCTAAACTAGCTTTTTTTGTTGTCATAATTATTATACAAGTTAAATTTTTATACCATTTAACGAATACCATTTAATGAATGCCATTACATTTATCGTTTGGTCCGATAAAACGAACAAATATTTCGTTGATAATTGCATCCATTATAATATGCGAATCGTAATCTGTACACGATGTTGTAATATAAATCAGTTTATATTTTTCAACTAAATTGCCAATGTCATGGTTGTCTACCTTTTGCAAAAGGTCTTTTTTGTTACCAATTAAGAAGATAGGATGTTCGTGTTTGCATGTATTATAATGTTTTATTTCTTCTATCCATTTTTCCAAAGATAAAAAACTTTCTTTATTATTCAAATCAAAAAATAAAATATATCCACAATTATTTGCAATATAAGAGTTTACTATACTTTTGAAACGTTTTCTGCCAGCCGTGTCCCAAATTATGATTTTTGAATTATAATTGTATAATTTGTGTATAAAAGTATGGACATCTACACCAATAGTGGTTGAATGTTTATTTGTATAATTATCTTTTAATCTGTTAAAATATGTAGTTTTACCCGTTTTCGTATTTCCTAAAACTATAAATCGCAATGTGTTTGTTTCCATAATATAGTTAACTAAAAAATATTTTATATCAATATAAGAGTAAACTAGTTATATATTTAAGAGAAATACATGACGACAATTACAGGAGATTATTTACAATATACCGAAAAACATAATCAGGAGTATGGTAAAAATATCATTGTTTTACTAAAGGTTGGGGCTTTTTATGAAATGTATGGATTAAAAAATGCGAACAATCAGGTTGTAGGAAGTGATGTAGAAATCGTTTGTAATTTTTGCGATTTACAATTATCTGAAAGAAGTAATATGTTTCATAATAAAATGCCAGTATTAATTGCAGGTTTCCGCGATTATTGTTTGGATAAATATGTAGAAAAAATTACAAATAATAATTATACATGTTTTGTGTATGACCAGTTTGAAGAAAACAAGAAATTTTATCGAAAATTAACCAATATTTTTTCACCCGGAACTTATTTTAATACAAATGATAATGAATTGCAAAATATTACAATGGTAATATGGTATGAATTGATGAATAATAATAATATCATATTCGGTATTAGTCACATAAATATTATAACAGGTCAAACGTATTTATGTGAATATATAGAAAAATATAGCAAAACACCTACTATATTAGACAATCTCGAACGTTATTTATCGATATATAATCCATGTGAAATTATTTGCATTACAAATCTAGATATTCGTGAAAATAAGAATTTGATAAACATGTTGAATATTCAAACGCAAAATGTACGAACCATTTATTTAAACAATGAAAATATCGGAAATAAACTTAATTTGCAAGCTAAAAATTGTAGCAAACAAGTATATATTAAAGAAGTAATGCAAAGCGTATTTCAACCACACGATTATAATTCATTTATTTATGATTATTTGCAATACACGTATGGTTTACAGGCATTTACTTTTTTGTGTAATTGGATTAGCCAACATAATGAATATTTGTTAGATAAGATAAGTCCACCCTTGTTGGAAACGTCTAATGAAACGATGCAACTAGCAAATCATAGTTTAACCCAATTAAATATAATCAACAATAACAAAACAAAATTATCATCATTGAGTTCATTTTTAAATAATTGTTTAACTCCGATGGGAAAACGCGAATTTGTAAATATTTTGGTTCATCCAATTACAAATATAGAAAAATTAAATTATGAGTACGATTATTGTGAATATGTTGTCAAAAACGACTCCTTAATTGAAGTAACACGGGATCATTTAAAAAATATGCATGATTTGGAAAAACTTCAGCGCCAGATATTTTTGAATAAAATAACACCACGCAATGTGAATCAAATATATAAAAATGTAAAATCATGTCTTGAATTATGGAATCATATAAATGAACATAATAAGGAATTGTGTATGTATTTTAAAAATAATGCGACATTACATGAATCATGTAATAAAATATTGCATTATATTTCTAGCTCAATAAATATGGAATCCCTAGAAAAAAATGAAATGCTTCATGAAAATATGTTTGTTTCCGGATACAATACATGTTTGGATGAATTGATAAACAAGGTAGACAATAGTGAATCACTTTTAAATAAATTTATTTCATGTTTTCAAGATATCTTTATCAAATCAGAAAAGAAGGATGTTACTTATGTTAAGCTGCATACTACAGACAAAATGCCACCTAACATAATATGTACTCAAAAAAGAAGTATCGTATTTAAAAAATATTTAGAAAAAAATGACAGCGATATATGTATTATACATGATAATAATACAATTGTTATGGATAATCAATTTAGCTATCCAAAATCTACATCGGGTAATGTATGTATCCATCATGATAAAATTCAGAAAAATTGCGAAACATATTTTAGGAAAAAGCAGGAATTAATTATTCAGATAGAAAAAACGTTTCATGAATTTTGCACCGAATTAAAGATTTTTCGAAATGAAATGACAGATATTGTAAATTTCATCAGTCAAATTGATATTTTGCAAAATAAAGCATATATAGCTAAAAAATATAACTATGTTAAACCAAATATAGTATCTGGTGATACAAGTCGTATAGAAGTTAAAGGAATGCGACACGCATTAATAGAACAAATAAATATAGACGAGACATATGTAAAAAATGATATGTATTTAAATGAGCATCGAAATGGGATGTTATTATTTGGTACAAATGCAGTTGGCAAAACAAGTTTTATGAAAGCATTAGGAATAGTTATAATTATGGCACAGAGTGGTTTGTATGTTCCGTGTGATTACGTTGAATTAGTACCTTATACTAAAATGTTTACTCGAATATTAAATAATGATAATATGTTTAAGGGGTTATCAACATTTGCTGTGGAAATGAGTGAATTGCGTGTTATATTACAGAACGCAGATGAAAATAGTATTGTTTTAGGGGACGAGTTATGTTCGGGAACAGAATATGAATCAGCGACAAGTATATTTGTTTCAGGTATCCAATGGCTCCATAAAAAACAATGCTCTTTTGTATTTGCCACTCATTTGCATAATATAACCACTTTTGACGAGATTAACGAACTAGAACGCTTGAGTATGAATCATATTAGTGTTAAATACGACAATGCAAACGATTGTTTAATTTATGATAGAATTTTGAAAGATGGTCCTGGTAGTTCCATGTATGGTTTGGAAGTATGTAAGTCACTGCATTTGCCTATGGAATTTTTGGATAATGCACATGATATCAGAAATAAATACATGAATAACACGGATTCATTATCAATGCCGAAATCTTCTTACAATGCAAAAAAAATAAGAAATATGTGCGAACTATGTAAAACAAAACAGGCAACCGAAGTACATCATTTAATGCATCAATGTAGTGCAAATGGTGACGATTTTATTGGTCACATACATAAAAACAACGTGGCGAATTTGGCAAGTATTTGTGAGGATTGTCATCAAAAAATTCATCATGAAAATGTGGAAATGCGTCGTGTAAAAACAACGAAGGGTTATGTTTTCTCTTCATTAAATTAATTACGTATAATTATATAAATATTTGACTAATAGTTATATAATGGAACGTCTGGATGTGCAACAAAACTTTTATGATTATTGCAAAGAGAAAAATACATCTAATATCTATGATAAAATAGATACACCTGATAAATTATCAGAGTATAATAATAGTCATGTCATTTATTATGGTGCAAAGGGTATAGGTAAGTATTCACACGCATTATTTAATATCCAAAAATATAGTGCCAGTCAATTAAAATATGAGCGAAAACTTATTGTAAATTATGATAAGCAGGATTATATTATTATGATGAGCGATGTACATTTTGAAATAGATATGGAATTATTAGGTTGCAATTCGAAAACACTTTTTTTGGAGATTATTAAAAATATTCAGGATATTGTGCAGACACGTAGTAATAAAATAGCAATAGTATTATGTAAAAATTTTCATTTGATACATAATGAACTATTAGATACATTTTATAGTTACATGTCACAAATGAGCAATGCATATACTTTATTATACCATATTACTAGTGAAAATATAAGTTTTATACCGGATAATATAGTAGGTATCAGCAAAATAATACAATTGGCATTACCATCAAAAACAACAATACAAAAAAATATGAAGAGATTGTCAAAAAAATATGAAGAATCAAGCATGAAAAATTTAAAAATTATTGAGGAAGAAAGTAAAATAGAATCGTTAGAATATAAGGTCCAATCGTGCATAATAGAACAAATTCTTAATTTCGATGAATTAAACATGATAAAATTTCGAGATGTTATTTATGATATGTTGATTTACAATATTGACGTTCATGAATGTATAGGAAATATAATTTTATTTTTATTTAAAAATAAATATATAGAAGAAAAACATTATTATGAAATAATGATACACATATATAAAACATTCAAGCAATATAATAATAATTATCGTCCCATATATCATTTAGAGAATATTTACTATTATTTAGTAACTTGTGTTCATGGAAAAAAAGATGAAAAATGAAATCAAATTAAATCGATATTACGATTTATTTGAAACATCCGAACAAGAAATGAATGAGGATAATATTCATAAAAAATATAAAAAATTAGCATTGAGATATCACCCAGATAAAGGTGGAACAAAAGAAGAATTCCAAGATTTACAGGAATGTTATGATACATTATTAATCATATGTCGCTTAAAAGAAGATGAAAAAAAAACTGATTCACAATCTTATTTATTTTCTGTTATTAATCAATTAAGTAAATTTCATAGTAAATATCAAGAACCCATCGAAAAAATAGCCGATATATTATTAAATAAAATAGGAAATTTTTCTATTCAATATTTGGAATCATTGGATATACAAACATTGCATAAGATTTATATTTATTTATTAAATACTCAGATATCCGAATATGTTAATAGTGAAATTATAGAAAATATCCATCGCGTTATTGAAAAAAAGAAAAACCGCAATATTATTTTCAAGAATACGTCATTAGAAGATATGATGGAAAAAAATGTGTATAAATTCAATTACAAAGAAGAAACATTTTTTGCTCCATTATGGCACAGCGAAATCGAATTTGAAACAAGCGATAATGAAGAATTTAGTGTTTATTGTATTCCTGACTTACCGAAACATGGTTGGTTAGACGAAAATAATAATTTATGTATATATCACAAACTGAACTTTAATGCTGAATTGTTATTAAGAGAACAAATCATTATACAATTAAATAGTTATTGTTTTCATTTACCAGTTGAAAAAATAAACATAAAAAAAAGTCAAATCATTAAATTAGAAAAACAAGGGTTATGGAAAATAGACGAAAACGAAATGTTTGATACTACGGAACGTACACATGTTTATATTTATTTGGATTTAGTGTGAATCTAATTATTAGGGATAAATAGGCATACCATCATAATAAATAGTATTATTATCAAATTCATGAAATAGCATTCTTAACGTATCCTGTATTAATTCAGCTCCAGAAATCGATGTTTCATCGATACAATTGTTATCATTAAATCGTAGATACAGATTGTATATCTTATTATTATGAGGTGTTCGATACAATGTATGATAGCATGTCGCCATACTAGTAGAGCCGTAACAAACAAATTGTTCGTCATTGTCAAAGAATTCGCGAATTAATTGTCTTGCATTAGGGAGTTGTGAATGCGATAGTTGTGGAAAAAGTGCATTTGCATCAGATAAATTATTTTCATTTTGAACAAAAGAATCGCATTGTTCAACTAGATATTCTGTTGTAAGTTCAGTATGACTCATTTTATTTAATAAATTCCAATAATTATTAAATAAAATCAATTTATAAAAAAAAGGTTTCCCTTTTTAACACCCGATGTCGGGCTTGAACCGACGACCACACGCTTAAAAGGCGTGCGCTCTACCAACTGAGCTAACCGGGTTTGGTGCACGAAGTGGGATTCGAACCCACGAAGCTAACGCAACAGATCTTAAGTCTGTCCCCTTTGACCGCTCGGGAATCCGTGCCCATTTGAAAGGCGTCCCTTTCTACATTTAACAATGCGATTTTAATCATATTTACTATGAACCAACATATATTTGAATAATATTGTTAGCTGGACGGCGTCTGTCCTGTAACTATCTCACCCCAGTTACTAGGAGGAGGTCTTTTAGAGGGCGACTATCCATTCCCCTTTTTTTGCATCTATTGGGGTTCGAACCCAAGACCTTCGGCTCATAAGACCGACGCTCTAACCAACTGAGCTATAGATGCGAGTGTGCAACGAGTGGGATTTGAACCCACGAAGCTAACGCAACAGATCTTAAGTCTGTCCCCTTTGACCGCTCGGGAATCGCTGCACTCGGTTTTCATAATTTTTTATTTTTTTATAGTTTTCTAATTTTTATTTTATTTTTCTTTATTTAAACTGCCTTTTTGCGGATAACCTTCTTTTTCTTGACCTCAGGTTCAGGAGCTGGTGCAGGAGCTTCCTCTTCCTCATCCTCTTCGGCTTCATCATCAGATTCGACCATTGTAGAAGGTGCTTCCTCGCCTGCATCGCTAGATTCCTCGGTGGTTTCCTTTTCCATGGTAGCAACATCGTCATCATCCAATGCGATTTGGCAAGTACCAACAATAGTTGTCTTAGGGCGAATCTTGGCTTGAAGAAGACGCCAAGTTACACCGAACTTGCCATTTGCGAACCAAAGGCCACCGCACTTGATAAGAAGACCTGCTTGAGTTCCCTTGGTAAGATAATCAAGAGGAGTCAATGAAGTGTCAGGATCAGGGAACAGGCGTTCGTTCTTGACATCGTAGACCTCGCAATCCCACTTATTAGTGTCTGCGTAAAAGGGGGCCTTTACACGAAGTGTAGGTGAACGCGTCATGTCAAACTCGCCAGTTTCCTTATCCTTGCGGTACTTAAGCATGGGAGTCCAAAGTGCATCGACAACATCGGCTGTCATCTTGGGCTTTCCGAACCATTCCTTAGCGTTAAGAACTGCATCGGCTTTGATGCGTTCCTCAAAAGCAATGAGGTTGTCGAGAAGTGTATCCAACTTGGTGTTAGAACCGCGATCAGGGAACTGAAGAGTTAGCTCGTAACGTTGGTTGCCCTCATAATCACCTAGTCCATAGGTAAGCATAAGAGGCACCGAAAGATTCAATGCCGTCTTCGAAGAAGGGTTATAAATTCCAACTGATTTGCCTCCATTCGTGTTAACACGAGGTTGGTTGTAGCCAAAGGCATCAGCGGTAAGAGTGTTGTAAGTAAGAATATCGGATCTGCTCATCTTGTATATATACTAATGGCTTGTGTCTTTAAATCCATTTCAATTTTTAATTATATTACCTGGCGATGGTGTTAAAAAATACAAAAAAATCAAGAAATAACCCATTTTTGTAGGAAAAAGAAAAAAAATGAATATTTGGTAGAAAAAATGAATATTTCTCTTCACTAAAATAGGGTATGGTAAATGAATTAAACGTAAGAATATATCTCTTAAATATATGCAACAACCAATTATTGAAAAGAGACATAGATCTTGTTCAAAAGGTGAAATAATAGAAAATGACATAGAAAATGTAACAATTAGCAAAAAACCTTCTGTAAAGGATGAAAATTTCTCTATATTAAATGAAAAAAACTATGGTATTCTAAAAACAATGAACTATAAAATGGTTCATTTAAAAAGCATGTTGAAGTATTACAAACAGCGTGTTTCGGGTACAAAAAGAGAACTAAATGAAAGATTGTATAATTATTTGAAACATTCGCATTACGCAATAAAAATTCAGAAAAACTTTCGAAAACACGTTGTTGAACTTTGGAAAAAATGCAAGGGTTCTGCCTTATTAAAACGTGATTTATGTACAAATGAAAACGATTTTTTTACATTGGAATCGGTTAAAACAATGAATATTAGTCAATTTATCTCTTTCCAAGACGAAAATTTTGTGTATGGTTTTGATATATCGTCTATTAATGAATTATTTAAAAATAGTAAATTTGGAGTAGAAAATCCATTTACACGAAAAAAGATGCCTACAAATACATACTTATTGTTAAAGCGAGCAATTCAATTGCAAAAATGTCTATATATGGATGTTCAAGAAGATATAGAAAAGGACGAAATTCAAGATATTCATAGTAATGAAAATATTCATCATCGCGTGGTTGATTTGTTCTCGAAAATAGACAATTTAGGAAATTATTCAGATGTAAATTGGTTTTTATCATTGAATAGAAGACAATTAAATCGTTATATTCGTGAATTGCATGATATATGGAATTATCGCGCACAACTAACATCGGATGTGAAAAAAAATATTTGTTTTCCAACTGGTAATCCATTTAGCATCAATGTAAATTATTTAACAGAATCCGAAAGCACCAATATAAATTATGTTCAATATTATACTTTGGATATTATAAATAATTTCATAACAAAAGGAAAATCACAAGATGATAAATCTTTAGGAGCTTTTTATGTACTATCAGCATTAACTTTAGTAAATAATGATGCTGCCCATGCGTTGCCATGGTTGTATGAATCCGTGTCTCATTTGGCCAATTTTTAACTTTTGTTCGTTAAAATATTATTTATAGACCTTGTTTAGTGTAAAAATGTTAACAATATATAATTTATATAGTTAACATACTTAAAAAGGTAACACACTACTATGTATAATGGCTCCTACTAAACAAGCTAAAACAACCGCTGCTAAAACAACCGCTGCTAAAACTACTACTGCTAAAACCGCTGCTCCCGCTACTCCCGCTAAAGCTACCAAAGCTACCAAAGCTGTCAAGGCCGAACCCATTGAAGCTGCCCCCGCTCCTCCTGCTACCCCTGCTGCTACTAATGAAGTAGTAGAAGCTTCTGCTGAAGAATCCATCGGTGAACAATTCTCCCAGTTCATGTCTAAACTTCAACAAGTAGCTGGTCAATTCAGCGCTCTTCGCAAAGAATTTGCTCTTCTTGAAAAGAAATGCACTCGCGAACTTCGTGTAGCCAAAAAGCTTAGCGCTAAACGCAAAAAAGGCGGTAACCGCGCCCCCAGTGGTTTCGTCAAACCCACCCTTATCACTGATGAACTTGCCACATTTCTTGGAAAACCCTCTGGAGCCGAAATGGCTAGAACCGAAGTCACCAAAGAAATCAACGCTTACATCCGCGCCAACAACCTTCAAGACAAAGACAATGGTCGCAAAATCAACCCCGATGCTGCCCTTGCTAAACTTCTTAAAATCTCTGGTGGGGACGAACTCACTTATTTTAATCTTCAGCGTTATATGTCACCTCATTTCCCCAAAACTGGAGTTGTCGCCGCCGCTGCCGCCGCACTAGCCGCGGCCCAAGCTGCTGTCCAAGCTTCTGCAACCGCCTAATTGATCATTTCAAATAATACTAATTAATTAATATATATATATCGATGAATATATATTAATTTGTATCTATTATCCAAATAGTGTCATGCGCCCGATGGTATAGTCGGTTTCTTTCATTAATTTCACTTTTTTTTCCATTATTTTATTCATTTCTTTGGTTTTATCATTTTTTATATGTAATTTAAAAAATCTGATCCATAATTCTTGACATTGATTTGAAAAAATAATATTAAATGGGTTATTCATGCATTTTGATAATACACGTAAAAAACCATTTATATTGATTAAACATATGGATTTTAAAACGTAATAACAAAATACATTGGTATTTTCGCGATAATTTGACGCGTTTCCTTTTATAAGCATATCATAATTTATATTAAAATTATTCATTATTTTATTTGCCTGTAGAGCAGAATATTGCTGTTCATATGAAAGTAATGTTTCTACATAAGAAAAAAACAACGATGGTTTATTTACTTTTTCTGTTAAATGGAATGATTTGTACGCACATGTCCATAATGTTGCCCATGTTTCACAATATGTTTCATAAATTTCATAATCAGATTGTACCTGAAAAGTGTCTTTTATAGACATACGCAAATGTTGAAAATTATCGTTATGAAAATCGAAATTGAATGTATGAAAACTTTCGTGCAATAAAACTTTTTTCCATTCTTCATATCGGTAAATAATTATTTTATTTCGTTTGCTACATCCGTATGTATATGCTGAATTCACATGTTTTGGTTCGATTAACGTGTTTTTCTCTTTAGGTAAATATTTTTTAAATGGCGTAAAAAAAAGATGAACATCTAAATACATGCTACAATTAGCTGGTGCATAATTAGAAATCATCGAAAACCACGATTTGATATAATTAAGGTCGTCGTTGTCGAATCTATGTTTGTATTGATAAACATGAATGTTAAAAACTCTATTTTTAATTGAAAAATGATAGCAATTATATTCAGTTTTTGAATTTAATAAATACTCTTCGATTACTTTGGGAAAAAAACGACTTATTTCTATGATGTTAAATAACTGATTTTTTGTTAATCTCATGTTTTTGCGAGAATCGTGATCATGATTTAGATGCCTGCAAGATACATGTGATATTTTTAATAAATTATACATATTGTTGATTATTTTGTAATTATATTTTTCCAAATGAAAATCGTGTAATAATTCGGTTTCAATATGTTTATTATGAATGGTTGATATTATCAAATCCATTCGTTATTATAATAAAAAAAGATAAAAATTTTTTTATTATAGTGGTTCTATTTTTCTACCTTTTCTACATAATCAAACATATCGTAATACCTAAATTTGGACTTGGTGGTTAAACTTTTGACATCATTTACATTTGTGTTTTTCACAATTGTCATTTTCCCGTTAAGTGATGCATATTTGTTTTGTGTTTTTAAACACGAATAACCTTTTGTCATAATTATAAAAATATTTTCGCATAATTCATCGCATAATGGTTTATTATTCTCTTCAAGTATAGATGCATCGAAATACGTTTGAAGTTTCCAACATAAATCAAACAGACGAACATTTGTTATTTTACCTTTAATGCATAAATTTACAATAAATGTCGTAAAAGCCCTACGTGTACAATTAATTATATTTTGATTGCAAAATGCATCGTAATCATCGTTATCACTAAAAGATGTAATATTATCATACATTTCAAGGTATTTATTAAATGTTTCTTCAAAAAGGGTCTCGAATAGAGGAAAACGTTCCGTTAAATCAGAATAAAGGTTTGCATATAATTCTGAATAAAAAGCGTTATTACTTGCTGTTTCTAATACGAAGTTTGTAACTTTAATAAGCTCTTCTTTAGTTGCTTCGTTGTCCAATAAAAGTTGAATATTTTCTGATATAATATCTCTAACATTATCATAGTTAGTAGTAGACAACTTATTTAATTGAGCACGAATGTGGCTAATAGTTTTGTCCACACCTTCTGCATTGTTAATTATGGAGCTAACATAAGGTGCATTTGAAATGTGTTTCTTTTTATTAGTTTTTGATTTGGGAAAAATTGGTGTTTTTATATAACTAGGTGCTCCTACTTGGTCTGAAATACTAGCGATAATATCAATTGTTTCTTGTGACAAAGTTAGATCGAAGCCATTTGTGCGAATGGCATTAATATCTGTTTCGCTATATATCGTGGTCATTGTATATTATTATTATGAATACTAATTTTATTTTTATATCAATTTTCATTATATTTTTTTTCTAAATTATACAATTTGAGTTAAATATAAGAACATTCTTTCTCTTCATAAAAGTAATGGAACTGCCAACTAGTTCACAAAAAAAAAAGTGGAACAAAGAAAACATATCAGAGAATTTTAACATGCCAATTTCCTTTTGTAAAGAGAAGAGTGAGTTGGATTCGCATATAAAAACAGATTTAGAATTAAATTGTGGTAATAACGATCTCTATAATAAAATTTTTGTCCCCAAGACAATAGCAGGAAGAGAAATAGTCAAATGTTGGGACAAGTATTATTCAAAAGACAAAAAATTTTTAAAAGACACCCAGAAACTTTTAGATAGAATAGATTACGAAACTGACGATTCTTGCGATAAAATGATAGAATTTTATCAAGAGATGCAACAAGATGCAAATTTTTTAGATAAATATAATTATATTGATTGGAATTATTTAGATTTTTTAAATAGTTCCTCCTACTTTTTATGCTTTTTATCAGTTTACAATATATTTAGTCCTATTATTGCATTGTGTTTGCCTATTATTTTGATGATAGTACCATTTATTATTTTAAAAATTCAAGGCATACCTGTAACTTGGGCTGTTTATGTAAACACATTAATGTTTTTATTTCGCAACAATGTAATTGGACAATTATTAATGAATTTTAAAAGTGTTAGTTGGGATAAGCGTGTGTATATGATAATATCTTGTGGTATGTATTTTATGCAAATATACAATAATATTTTATCATGCTTTCGATTCAATACGAATATGAAAAAAATACATGATATTTTCCAGCATTTGAAAAAATATAACAAATATACTATAATTGAAATAGAGAAACTAGAGAAAATATGTAAATCGCTAGATAGTTATAAAGAATTCACTCAATTAATGTCATCAAAAAAGGAACATTTGATACAATTAACCAACGATATTGAACATATTGAACAATACAAATGGAATACAAAAGAAGCAATGAATTTAGGAACAATAATGAAACAATTCTATAAATTATACAAGAATGAAGAGGTACAACAAACATTAAATTTTACATTCGGTCTTCATGGTTATTTAGAAAATATGCAACAAATGAATAAATTAATCCAATCAAAGGAAATGCATTTTTGCAAATATAACAATAAAGGTAAAACAACTTTTACAAAAGCATCATATCCTTTAGTTAGTAAAAAATCAAGTATAACAAATGATTACAATTTAAATAAAAATATAATTATTACCGGTCCTAATGCTTCTGGTAAAACAACATTATTAAAGACAACGATGATTAATATCATTTTATCGCAACAATTTGGATGCGGATATTATAAAAAAGCATCGATTGACCCGTATGATAAAATTCATTGTTATTTGAACATACCCGATACTTCAGGACGTGATAGTTTATTCCAAGCAGAAGCTAGACGATGTATGAATATTTTAGAATATATTGAGCGTAATAAAAATAAACGTCATTTCTGCGCATTTGATGAATTATATTCAGGTACGAACCCTTATGAAGCTGTTGCAACTGGTGTCTCGTATATAGAACATTTAACCAATTTGAGCAATGTTGATTTAATATTGACCACGCATTTTATAGATTTATGTAATCATTTGAGTAAAAATAAAAAAATAGAAAATAAAAAAATGAATATTAACATTTTAGGAAATCGTGAATTCGAATATTTATATAAATTAGGTGATGGGATTTCAGAAATAAAAGGAGGTGTGAAAGTATTAAAAGATTTGAAATATCCAGTATCTATTATTATGCGAAGCGAAAATATATTGGATATTTGTTAAATTACGTTTATTTAAACAACATAATTTATCATGAACTACTAAATGGATATATTTGCTATAGCAGGAGTTGGAACAAACTTCATGTTTTCTTTAGGAATAATTTTTGTTATAATATTTGTAGTATTTTATATACGCCAGCGCTTATCAAATTTTGATCATAAATTAAATTCAATGTTTCAATTAATCAATGCAATGGCAGAGGAAGTAGATGGTTTAAAAAAATCAAATTTAGCTTTATCTAGAGGAAGTAATACAAACAAATGTATACCGGATCCATCCGGGGCGTGTTTGATGGACCCAATGAATATGACCCAATTAATGAATCCAATGAATAGTCAATTATTATCCGTATCCGACGATGATGAAAG